TGCACCAGTTTGTACAACAGCACCAACACCCACAGCCAAATCAACTAAACCATAGTAACGATCAAGACCAGAAGAGAAAGACAAGTAGATTTCCCCTTCAAGGTATTGTTTAATAAATCGATTCTTTCGAGTTAGAGCTCGAATAATAATTCCGGAATATTTTTTCTGACCAACTGCTAATTCACCGTCAACAGTTTTACCACCGTCTGATTTCATTGGTTTACGCGCTAACTGAACTGTTACTGATGGGAGATAAACGCACGACTTACCACCTGGCATGTTCTTTTCAATAGAAGGAAACAAAGCAGTGGGGTCATCATAAACATGGTTAGTACAAAGAATAGTAGTTTGAGTTACTGACCCTAAATTAGTACAAGTTTGCATCAATGTTTTCATCGCACGTGCTTTTGTACCCATATCTGACGAAGTACTATCTTTACTCATGCGTGAAAGTTCCAATTCAGATTGAAGGTTAGCTAATGAATCAATAGCTACAATGAACTTACCCTCAAGACCCTTTTCTCTTACAGCCATGAGGAACTTATACAAAGAGTTACGTGCTTGTTCAATGCTAGTACAAGGAACATATTTTACTTTGCTAATATCAAGCCCTAATCTTTCAGCACCTTCAGGATCAATAGCATTTTCCGTATCAAAAATAACTGGAGTAAGTCCTTCATCTTGAGCTTTAGCTAAAATCTTCTGCACAAACAATGACTTACCGGTCATTGATTCACCAGCCAACATTGTTACTCTTCCTTTTGGTATACCACCATGAATAGAACCGGAAATAATAGCGTTAAGCACATATGAACCAGTATCAATCCACTCACCAACATGGCTAAGTGTATTGTTATCGAGGTAAGTTGCAAAAGGGTTTACTTTATCAATAGCATCTAACGCGCTAGTAATATCTTTATCCATATATAAGATTATATTTTCTTATACAGAGTTTTCAACTGTCTAATTTGCTCCAAAAGATGTAAAACATTTGTTCCTCGAATGGTATCTGTTTGTATAGTCATAGGATAATTTAACTCTGTGTCAATTCGTATACCTGGGACATCACATTCTGGTGTAACCATCTCATCTACATAGTCATATAAACCAAGATTCTTAAGGTTTTTGTAGTGATAATCAATTAACGGCTTTGTAGTTTCAACAACAACATTAGACTCAGCCATCATTGTTAAATACCTAAAGTATAGCCCTTCATTTGTGGTTAAATCGGCTACAACTATTAAGTTCACATAATTATTTATGCATAAAAAAAGCCCCTTTCGGGGCTTTTTAAAAAGGTGG